CCCGCCTCCAGGGTGACGCTTCCGACTTTCTGCATGGTGGTCATGGTTCTGTCCTCCTTGGATCAGAGCGTCTGGCGGTAGAGCGAATCGCCCTCCGCAGTGGAGAGGACGGCCACGCGGGCGTCCACGATGTCGACCTTGTTGGACTCGGCGTACGCCTTGGCCAGGGTCTCGAGACGGTCGCCCGCTTCGTTCTTGCTGACGGGCGTTGCGTTGGGCGCGTTGACCACGCCCAGCGACTTGAACGCTTCGCTGAGACCCGGTGCGTCGTTGGCGGCCTTGAGCAGCTCGCCGATCGACTTGCGGGTGGCTTCGTCTTCGATGCCGTCGATGGCCTTGAGCAGCGCGACCTTGGGGGCGGTGTCGCCCGGCAGGTTGCCCAACTCGAGACCAGCGCGCTTGGCGAGGGACTCACCCTGACGGGCGTCCTCCGCGAGGCGCAACGCCTTCTCGGTGGCCGCTTGGCGCTTGGCCATGGCGAGCAGACGAGGGTCGTCGTTCTTGCGGTACTCGACGCCACCAACGGTCTCGATGACCGGGTTGGAGTCGGCGAGGTTCTTGAGGACGGCGTCGCGTTGCTCGGCATTCTTGCCGAGGAACTCCGTACGGTCGCCCCCTTCCAGGGTGCCCAGGTGGGCCTTCTCCGCATCACTGAACCCGGCGAGCGTCTTGGCTTCGGCCAGTTCTCCCTCCAGCTTCGTGATGAGGGCCGCCTGTGCGATGTCGTCGGCGGTCTTCTCGGTCTTGGTGGTCATGGTGTCTTCCTCACGGGATTGTTGACCGCCGACACCCGAAGTGGTGTCGGTGTTCTTGCGAGTGCGGCGCTTGTCTTCGCCTTCGCCCTCGTCTTCTGTCTCCATCAGGTCGTCGTCCTCATCGGACTCTTCCTTCCGGCTGTTGCGCTTCATCAGAGTCTTGCGAGCACCGACCTGCGCGGGTCGATCGACCCCGCTGATCTCGTCCATCGCGAACTCCAACATGATGTTCTTCTTGGCCATGGCGTTACTCCGCGACGGGTTTGTCCTGGATGCGTCGACCGCCGATGGAGAAGCCTTGCAGCTCTCCACTCGCGAACTTCGCGAGCATCTCGGCGTCCGGCTTCATGGCGATCATGAGTCCGGTTTGCTTGGTGGTGATGTCGAAGGCCTTGGCGGTTTCCTCCGTCATCGGGAACGCGAACACGATTGAACCAGCGTCCTTCCGCGCGTGCATCTCGTCAGCACGGCGACTGTTCGCCATGAAGTCCGCAGCTGCCTTGAGCATCGCGGCTTCGGGGATGTGGTCACCTTGGAGGTCGAAGTACGGCTGCCCGTCTCGCTTGCAGACGATGGCCCAGCCGAAGACGAGCCCGAGGGCTTCGTCGACTTTCTCGACCTCGCAAGTCAGTTCGAAGGATTTGGTCGTGGTCATGGTGTCGATCGTCGTTGATTGGTGTGCGGACGGCAAGGCCTTTGCCCCGCGATCTTGGTTTCGTTTGTCGAGACGGGCCTGGTGAGTGTTTCGCCCTGAGCCCTTCTTGCGCTTTCTTCGACTCATCCGGCCAGGCTCTGCTGGGCTTCCAGGTTCTCTTTCTTGGCGGTGTCCGTGAACCGGGTGAGGATCCCGCAGCGGCACTTGATGCGCTCCTCGGCGGGTGCATTGGGGTCTAGGGGCCGCATGAGCTGGGCTCCACTCGGTGACAGGAACGGCTCGGTGAGCCCGCGGCGCTGGCCGTCCATCGACATGTGGGTGTCGCGGACGCGGTTGTCGTCGCTGTCGGACCATTCGCGGTACACCTCGTCGGCCCTGAGCGTGCCGTTCTCGATGGCCTGCCGGTACATCTCCTGATTGCCTTGGTGCACGGCGTCCAGCGCTTCGGTGCGGGCGATGGTCTCGGCGCGGAACTTGATCCAACGATCTCGGTAGCGCCCAACCATCGTGTCGATCTGCGTCTGCGTGAGGGGTCTTCCACCACTCGCGGCGCGGCGCACGCTCGAATCGAAACGACGATCTCGCAGCTGGTTCTGCAGGGGACTCAGATCGCCATTCTCCAGCTTGCGCCGGTAGTTATTGACGATCTCCACTTGGTGCGGAGTGAGGCCGATCGAGTCGCGGAACGCGCGTGCCTGCTGCACCGGGTTGAGTCCCAGCGCTGTTCCCTGTGCCAGGGCCGTGCGCGTGGCGAGGACCTGCTGTTGCGTGAACCCCTGCACGAGTCGCAGCTGGTTCAGCTCGAGAGCGGAGAGCGCGCGGCTGTTGACCCGGTTGAAGTCGACCAAGGTCTGTAGCGAGCTGCCCACAAAGCCAGCGGTCTCAGAAGCGGAACCCACGTACACATCGCCCCACATGCTGCCCAAGCGAAGGGCAGCGATCTCGGCGCTGACGAGCGCCTGCTGCAGGTTGCCGCTCTGCAGAAGCACGATGAGCTGCTCGATGGTTCGCTCGTTGCGAATCAGTCCCACGACCTCCAGGAACCTACGACGGAAGCGTGGCTCCGCGCGGGCCGCCAGTCGCAACAGTCGTTCAGGGCGATCGAAGAACTGCGCCATCAGCTGCCTTTCAGCTCCATCTCGTAGGTGGCCTTGTCCGGGTCGCGCGTGACGTTCACGATGATGAACGTGGTGCCTTCCACGGTGAACTTGTCCTGCGGCTCGGGCACGATGCCGTTCGGCAAGCTGTTGCCAAGGATGAGCGCCTTGCGAGTGCCTTCCTTGACCAGCGTTCCACCTGCCTCGGTGAATCCTTGACGGAACTGGCCCGCCTGGTACTTGTCGAGGAACCCGCGGCAACTGTGACTGGCTTCGCTGGTGCTCTTGCCTGCTGCCGGGTTGGCTGCGTCGCGACCGCCCTCCGTCACCTTGATCAAGACACAGGGAAGGAACGATGCCGCCATGGCCTTGTTGAGCTGGCCAGCGATGTCTGCTCCGAACAGGTTGTTGCCTGCCATCAGGAGTAGCCCTCCGTCAGGCCAAACTCGTCACAGTCGGTGAACTGGGAAGTCCCGGTGGAGTCACCGAGCTTGCCGCCTGCACCGGTTTGTCCGTCCAGGAATTGACCGATCAGCTCCTGGATGTGCGGGTTGAAGCGATACTCGCTCCCCGCACCGTTGGGTCCGCCACTGGGACGGAAGAACTCGATTGAGGCAGAACCAGCTTGCAGCTTCTTGTTGTTGGATCCGGTACCACCGGACGTTTCACCAGTGCTGTCTTGGCTCAACTCGAAAGCGAGTTCGATCGTTGCACTCACGATCTGATCCGGCACGGTGGCCGAGTCAATCGCGTTGCCGTACTTGTCCATGACTCCAGTGCGCGGCCACTGCGTGGTCTGCGTCGGGGACTCATCAGTGGGGCTGCCCTGCCAGCACTGCTTCTCGATGATGCGAGTAGCGGTGAGCAGCGCGCGTGACTTGCTGTCCGGATCGACTGCGACCCAGGTGAGGCCTGCCACCAGCGAGTCGTCCAGGTACGCATCGGCCTCTGCGACCGTTGCGTAGCTGTTGCCGGTGAGGCCGGTTGTGGGTGTGGAAACCATCAGGCGTTCGTGATGTTGGGACGGATGGTCATGTTGCCGGTGGCGACCACGACCCCGTTGCCGGAACCGTCGAACACTTCCAGCTCGTGGTAGTACACGGTCTCTCCGGCTGCAGCGAGCGCAGCTGTGTCGGCCGGGTTGAGGGTGATGGTCACGATGCCGTTGATCGCATCGGTGATGGTGACGTCAGCGCCAGACGAACTCTTGTCGATGAGCGGGCCAGTCGTGATTGGACCGTTGGGCCCTATGCGAGTCAAGGCGTACTTGACCGTGAGTCCGGACAGGTCCTTGACGGACGTGCCGTCCTCATCCTTGACGGGCCACGTGATCACACGCCGGTTGTTGGCGTACATCACATCGTTCTGGGAGGTCTGTACCATCAGCAAATGTCTGCGTCGAGCAGACCGTTCGGATCATAGCTAGCGTCGAGCGAACCCGCAGCACCGTGCTGCGCCTCAAGGTCAGATTCCTCGTCGAACTGCCCAGCGAGGGTGCTTGTCGAGCAGTGCTGTGCAAGCAGCGTCGACAGCGCGTCGTACTGAGCCTCGAGAACCACGTTGCAGGCAAGCAGTGCCGCGTCTGAGATTCGCACCTGCGGGATGGGCAACGTGACGGACGTGGCTACCTCGAACATCAAGCGCGCAGCGGAGCTACTCTCGATGAACGGCAGCGTCAGCGCGATGGTGTTCGCGCCGGTTGTGGTCTCAGCCAGGGCTGTGACCGTGATCGAGCCGAGCAGTAGATCGGCCTGTACTCGCAGGTGGGTCTCGGCCCGCAAGGTGGACTCCAGCGCAGGCAGCGTGACGTCGACAACCGCTCCGAAGATCTCTCGCGCGAGCGCGCTCGTCTCGAGACTCGGCAGCTGCAGGTCCGTGAGGACGATCAGCGGGGTGTCGCCCAGGACCACAGCATTGATCGCCGGGAGCGTGATGTCCACTCGCCCAAAGCGCTTGACGCCAGCGTCTCCCAACACGGATGCGTCGACCGCGGGGAGCGTGACATCGAACGCGGTGCGGAAAATTAGCCTGCCATCGGCGTCCACGGTGATCGCCGGGAGCGTAACGTCGACTGCCCCGCTGGGGGTCTCGATCACGTTCGCCAGCGCTTCCACTTCCACACCCGGAAGGGTGACATCCCCGACGATGTCGAAGTGTTCGCGAACCAGGACAGCCACCACCAAGGAAGGCAGCGTGACATCAACAACTGCGCCTTGGGACAGGCGACCAACCAGGTCTGCAGTCAAGCTGGGCAGCGCAACGTCGATCGCCGTGCTGAGCGCCAGTCCCGCAACAGCGGTGACCTCCACAGCCGGGAGTGTGATGTCCGTTTGCGCGCGGAACACCTCGCGCAGAGCTGCATCCACTTGGATCGCGGGAAGCGTCACATCAGCGACGACTCCGGCCTCGATCACAGCGTCAGCATCCACGATCACCGCGGGCAACGTGAGGTCGAGTAGCGCTTCGGCGCGCAGCAACGCATCGGCGTCCACCATCAAGCTCGGCAAGGTGATGTCGGCGACGACGCCAGCTTCGATCTCAGCATCCGCATCCACGGTCGGACTCGGAAGCGTGATGTCAATCGCGGCAGCCAACTGCACCTCTGCATCAGCGTCCACTTCCAGGCTCGGAAGGGTGACATCGACCTGTGCGCTCTGGCCTTGGCTGGCCAGGATGTCTGTCTGAACCGCGGGCAACGTGAGGTCCGCTTGGGTTCGAAA